TCCTTTATGATGTCAGACCTAAGGTGCTTTTGGTTCCGCCTGCATTATTTAGACAAGCCAAAGAAATAATTGGCAGCCCTTTAAAGGCTGATACCACAGATAATAATGTGAACGCTTTTCTTGACGATGGCCAAACCAATGAAGGTGTCCATGTCATCGACATCTGCGAACTTCACCTTGGTTTCATACCAAAGGCGCTTCCCACTTGCCATCTTCCAAGTTTCTTGTGTGTGTTGCAGCGCATCTAAATCATTATCTGCCGCATCATTCGTAATTAAAAGTGAACCTGTAAGATCGTTGGCAGTGAGCGCTTCTGTGGCATCGCCGCCACCGGCTTCCGTTGTGGTGATCACCCAATCAGCGGCCGCATAATCTTGCTCAACCAAAAAATCATTATAATAAATTGCGTAATCTGGATCTGGATGTAATGGAGAATTGGATTGCCAGGATCGATTCCCAACATTGTTGTCCCTGTTAAGAAATGGTCCTGTTGCGTGACTAGCCATTGTATGTCCTTTCGTGCTGCCAACTTGGCTACGGCGTTACTACGCACAAGCAGCAAAATGTTTAAACGGGCAGAGGCCCCGGTTCTAAAACTTCTTCACGCACCTGGACTGCCAAAAATTCCGTATGGATGCGTAACTCCCAAATCTTCTCTGAAGCGAGCTTTCCAGTACATAGAATCCGTTGCGAATCCAAGATCCGGTCCAGCTGCTTTAGTTTCCAAAGGTTTTCTCACAATGATTCGCAGTCCAGTTTCATCCGGGTTTGCCACTAAAGTCCATTGGTCGGCATCTGTTAAATGCGGCGACTGAACCACTCGAAGGCCATCGTCAAGAAAAGCGTTCAAATTATTATCTGTGGTATCAGCCTTTAAAGGGCTGCCAATTATTTCTTTGGCTTGTCTAAATAATGCAGGCGGAACCAAAAGCACCTTAGGTCTGACATCATAAAGGATGCCGCTATCACCTTTTTGCTGTTGGGTCATGTCCACTAGCGCTTGATCCAATGAGGTGACACTTAAGTCAGCATCAGTGGCCAATCGGTTTCTGAATGTTAGTCCTGATGGAAGCGGATGCGCAGTGTTAAATACGGTAACGCCATCACTTGTATTTTCAGTGGAATATCCATTTGAAATAACGTTCATCCCGTTAATTTCTTTTGTTTCGGCGCCACTCCTAGCGAGTTTCCTCACCATGTCAGCCACCATATTAAATTTTCCGTCGTCTACAAGTTCCTCGCTCACACTAAAACCCAAACCCCACTTGATTATCGTGAAGGTCTTTGAACTTCCTTGCTTAGGCGCTTTAAACGTGAATTCTTCGCCCTCTGCAATTTGGTTGTACAAATCAAGATCATGAATTTCTGAAACTTGATAAATATCTCGATCTGTATTTACAACCTTGAAGATCATTTCCCGTCTTGAAGGGTGCAGGCTAAACTCTACTCGAAAGAGTTCCTCCAACACCGGCAACATCGTGGTGCCGTATAAGTCGCTAAACTGTGGTCGTACTGCTACTGGTGCAGGCATATTATTTCCCCTTTAAACCCTAGACCGCTTGACTGTTAGCAAGTTCGTGAACATTAATTCTCACGACTGCTTCAGCTTGTGCGCCCAAGACGTTGTTTACATTCTTTTCAATTCTCATCACTCGAAGCTGTGCATCGGTTGTGGTGCCAAGATCAGAACTATCAAGCTCCATGCGAGAATGCTCAAATTGAGAATTCCCAGCGGTGGCTAAAATATTTGCAGTGGATCCGATGTCCGTTTGTAGATCTAGCTCTGTCTCATCTGCCTGAACGACAAATTCCTGGTCAACATGATCATAAACTCGCAAATCGGTGCCAGAAGCCGCAACATACTCAGCAGCAACACCTAAAATGCGAGTGCCATTGCCAGCAGCGGCAGGATCCACTTGTCCATCCGAAGCAAGGGCAACAGCATCACCCCTAAAAATCTCTGCTCCACTTTCATAAATTCCAATGTGGCGAACTACGCCGTAAGGCTCAAAACCTTTTGGTCTATCTAAACTAGCCATTTATGTCCCCTCCCCAATAGGAAAAACTTAAATAAATTATAACACGCACAGATTAATTAAATTAAAGGGAAGAGGCAGTTAAAGGCAGTTATTCGTCTTCTTTATCTTCAGGGACCGCGCCCATGCCTTGACGCCGTGCTTCTTCTTTTACAGCCGACATTTTCTTTTTGGCCACTTTGTTATATTGCCCACGCCTTATGGCTAATTCTCGTCTGTGAGCATCCCCAATGTTCGTAGCACGCACGCCAAGTACCAAAGTGCCGCGCCTAATACAACGATCAGGACTATTGCCAAGCAAAGTTGTGTTCGACATATCCACACTTTCAGGGATTCTATAAATCTCCCACCCACGCCTATGGAATCCACTGTTTTCCACAAGCTGCTTTGCGTCAATCCATCTTTTCTCAAGGCCACGTTCTTCAATATCCTCAGCGATGTTCTTATCCACCCCTAAAAAGTCGGTGAACACATCTTGCACCACCTCAGGCTCATGCTTTTGTTCCGGCGCTGTCTGTACTTTCTTTTTGCCAAAAGGCATATTGTCTAATCCACCCATTATCTCATCCCCCTATTGTGCTTTTTCTTTTATTCGTATTTTCCGTAATTCTTCCTACCCGCATATTTCTTAAGCCGCTCCACAACCTTCTCATCCTCAACATCAAGCCCACAAAGATTGGCAAAATCCACTGTCCTTTGGTCAAGCTCACCCTTTTTCGTTGGCTTTTCAGATCTTTGATTGGAATTAGATAGGCTGAAATCGTCATTATTATCGTCCATTTTTTTCCTTTGGTCTTTGGGCAATAGGCCCATTTGTGCCGCCGCATTTCTAATGGCCACCTCTGATGCTAACACTGAGTTTTGTTGATCCACGGACATCTTAGAAAAAAACTCCACCGCCTTCGTCCTCAGTTCATGCTTAGGATCTAAAAGTTCTGGATACTCCACAGAGAGATTGTTAATGACATGTTGTTTTTCAGTGGCTGCAGCATTCTTGGTGTCATTGGCCTTATTTACATCTGCAGTAACCTTTTCAGTAACCTTGTCAGTAATCACCTTGATGGCCTTTTCAGGATCCTCATAGATTAAATCCTTCAGAGAGTCACTGTCGCTTTCCGTTTTGGCAGGCTTAATAGTCTGCTGAATAGAGGCATTTGTGTCTTGAAGCATCTGGGAGAGTTGTTGATTGGTGGTGGTGAGCTGCTCAAGCTTAGCATCCGTTTGCTTCAGCCTTTCTTCCACCGCTGTCATATCCACAGGCTTTTTATCAGCCCCTTCTTCAGTCTTTTTGTCTGCTGCCGCTGCTGTTGTTACTTCTTCAGGCATTCTTTTCCCCTTTGTTAATCTTTTGAATCATTATGTCTAAATGGTTTTTGAAGTCCATCATTCCCCCAACGCGTAAAACTGACCCCTTAAAATGTAACTCGTCATTGGCCATTATATCGTCATGCCAAATACGATCCTTTTCTTTATCAATTAAAATCTGCATGCATTTTAAGATGGTGCGGAAAGTGTCAGGGTCAAGGTCTTCTCTCAGCCTCATCTTTTCTTCATCGGTTAGTTTCATTATGCTTCTGGATTTTGTGGCAGCCCTGGCCCTTGTCCCCCAGGTGCGACATTACCACCAGCAGGGGCCCCACCGCCACCTTGCTGCGTTGCTAATTGAGAATTTAATTGAACTTGCTGAATATTGCGGGCCTGTGCTTCAGCATCTTGCAACGCTTTTTGCATCTGTCTGTGCTGGGCGACCTGACGCACTATGGCTTGGGTTTGCGGCTCATCCACAAGTCCCAATAGCTCATCCGATCCCAGCACTTCTTCCGCTAAATCAATGAACGCTTGATGATCTTGCGCAGGCACCACCTCCACTGCAATGCCACTAACAATGCGCCCCATTTCATCTTTCGGTGAGAGGAACGTTTGTTTATCTGCAGGCGGTGTTAAGAATCTGCCAAAATCTTTCACTCCAAGCCCCTTCATCACATCCTTTGCGGATTCATACATATTCGCAGGGGTGACAATTTGCAATTGAATCAATAGCGGGTTTTGCGTCATCTGAAACACCGCTTGTGTTATTTCTTGTTTGATAACTGGATTGGAACTGGCGGAATTAGGATCGATCTCAAAGTCAAAATCCCCTTGAATGTCTTCTCGATTACGAACCGAACTCCAATAATCATTGCCCGTTTCTCCGGTGACACGAAAACTCAACCCCTCTGGAATCCTTTGCTGTAATAGATCCAAACTGAATTTTAAAGCTTGTCGCCATCCATGTTGGAAGCGGCGCAAAAACACATTCAGGTTTGTGTTGGATTCGTTAATTAGAGCCCGTGCGCCAGTGGCCGTCCGACTAGCACCTTGCTTTCCAGATATCGCACCCAATTGGATGTCTGAAATACCAGTGAGACGCTCCACCAGCGTGTTTAAAGCCTGTTCCTCTTGGAAACCAAACAAAGTCCTGTTGCCAAGATTCGGGAACACAATGTCAGTTTGCGGGTTGTCCACCGGAATTAAATGCCCCGGCATAATCTTCAGGGTTTCTTTGTCCAACATATTGCTGGCGCGTATAAATCCAAATGGCATAGTGGAAATTAATCCACTGTCAATTCTCAAATTGTGAAAGAAATCTATTTCCTTAGATAACGGATGCAGCATTTCGATGAGGCCAGTGCCGAATTCTGTCCCCTGCCGAAGATGAAAGCGGTTTCTAAAATATGGACGCTTACCGTTTTTATTAATGCGATGTAAGTAGGTGGCGCGAAGAATGTCGCCTTTTCGCATCGTGCTCCACACAACAATTTCGCTAGTGATGCCACTGCCTTCAACGTCAAACTTTAAATAGGCTTCAATGATTTCATAACGATCTAAATCAAGATTGGTGTCCACTGAAGATATGCCGGCAATCTGTGCACGTTGATCTTTAACATTAGAGGTGCCAAGTCCACTTTTAGAATCAGGGCCCTTGTCAATAATATCCTTAACAACCGCTCTATCAAAAACCCCCCTGTCTGCAAGTGACCATAATTCTGAAGCCGTTAAGAAAAATCTATCAAGCACCCCATCTGCTTTTTGTGGATCACCGCCCCCGCCAATAACAATCACATCTTCAAATTGCTTGGCTTCATAAACAATACCGTCAAATGTCTTTTTCACCCTGCGTACTTCAACGTCACGAACGGTTTGCGATGGCCGTAACAGTTGATTGCCGTTTTGATCTTCCACTACTTCCACATCTGTGGCTTCAATCTCTGCGGTGACATCCATAAAGCTTGTGTACTTTGTGTCCCACCTTACCTTTAAAAATGCATCCCCCACTGTGATCCAATCCCACACCCACTTATCCATAGTGGGAAAAATCCCTTCATACTCATTGCACCAATCTTTAAGGTTGTAATGCATGACATTTGTGACAAGTTTGGATCTCTCAACCGCATCCTCACGTCTTGGCTTCACCGTGAAAAATGGCTCAACCCCCACAATGGCCTCTAAGAATCTGGCATGCATTGTTTTGGCCACAATAAGTGGCATGGGCACATGAAGGTTGTCGGCTATATTAAATGCACCCTCAGCTGTGGGCTCCAGAAATTCATCCCAATTGGCTAAAAAAGTTTGCTGACGGTCAATCCAGTTTTGACGGTTCGCATTGCCCATCATCCACATGTTGACAATCTTTTCGCCAACTTTTTCTTCTCGCAGCTTGGCAGCTAAATTCTTAGGGATCTGATCCCGTACACTTACTTTGGTTTCTGGTGGGAGTTTCTTGTCGCGGCGTTTTTTCTGTGCAACATCCGCTTCATGCTGTAGTTCACTCATTCTATTAGTTTACCAGCCCCCCTGCTTTTACCAATCTTCGTCTTCGTCTTTCATCCATTGTCTTAAGGATTGTCTTTTACGGCGAGAGGGCGCGTTAATGCGGTAGTTCCCCTCTTTGTCTTTCCAGGGCCCGGTTCGCTTCATACCATACGCTTGGGCTGGATCGTTGTACACCACCGCCTTCACCTTCCCTTTGTTTGGGACAAGATGTGTGGACAGTGCATATTTTAAACAGGCCAAATAGTCGCGGTGTGTTATGTCGAGCTTCGGTTTGTTTTCATCAATACCCTTAACCTTCGTCCACTGGACATTTTCAATATCCGATACAACGCCCTGACAATGCTCAAAAATGCGCAGCTTCGGCAATTGCATCCCGAAATTATCAATAGCCGCTGGAATGGCCAGCTGGCTTTGAATGCGGTCAATGAATGCTTCATCGCTTTTATCTTCATAGGTTGTGGCCCGAATTCGGATGCCCTCTCTTTGCAACACTTGAATGAAACTGTAAAATCCTTCCCCACCAGTCATATCAGATGAACCCAAAGAATCGCACACAATGTCTACGACATAACGCTTCCCCATAAATTCTTTAAGTTTAATTGCAAACTCTTTAGCGACAAGATTATGGGCCATTTCGTCAATGACATAAAGCTGGCCGCCAGCATCGCATGTCATCATGATGGCGTGATGCGCTTTTGATGGGTGGGGATCTACTGCAATGACACAAGGCCATTTTGGATCAATGTCAAAAGGTGGAACGATATGTACAGTTCGATCAAAAAGATGAGCCAGAGCCAACCCAGACAAATCAAAATAATCGCCATGAAGACGTATCCGCCTTTCTTTAGGACTGAGAATGCTTGAGAAATCCTCAATAAAACCTGGCGATAAATTTTTACGATTAGCTTCTGTGCCGAATTTAAAAACATCAACATTGTCAATCTCCCCCTTTTGCGCGGGCTCAATAAGTTCCTTGCGAATCCATGCGCGGCTAATGGGTGTGCCAACGAAAAGATAGCGCGTTTGCCGCCCCTTAACACGTCCACCGCGCCGTAAGCCAACCCAACAGTGTCGTGGCGGCGGTTCATCAAAAACTACAAGTCCATCCATTTCTATTGATTCGAAGATGAGGGCGTCCTGTTGATGGAAATAAAAGCTTAAATCCGCGCCGTTTGGATAAACAATCTGCATGACATGATGGCGGCCAAGTTTCTTAAGCCACTTTGGATCCAGGTTGGACCATTCGCTAAGTGCGGGCAGCCACAACTTTTCCACCTTGTCAGGGTTATCCAGCACCACTATGTTTCTTGTCGGAACCGGGGTGTTCTTTTTATGCCATGGATTGTATCCGTAAATTGATGCGAGAATCTCTTGGACACCTAATGTTGTCTTGCCTCCACCATTTCCAGCGGTGCATATCCGTATTTGCGCTTCAGATAAGTGGACTGGCAGTTGGCCCGAATTGGGTTCATATCTGTCCACTTTTTGTCGCTCACGCCGGCTTTTTTCTTCCATCCCTTTAAGGAATAAAAGCTTTTGCTCACGACTGAGAGATTTTACCGATGGTGATGCTGGCTTAGATTTTTTGCTTTTATCCCGTCCCACTTGGGGACAATATTATCATAGAAGTCAGCTAGAGTGAGACCTTTGGCGGGTGTCCTTCTGTGGCCCACCAGTTGGTTTAGTAGCAATATTAATACCTTTGCCGCTTAATAATTCTAACTGTTCTTCGTCAATCCATTCCCCCTCTTTCATCTTCCCGTCTTTGTCTACTTTTGGCTTAACTAAATATTGTCTACACCCATTAACCCACTCATTTCTGGCCATAATGATGCCCTTAAAACCAGTGAGTTGACATCTAGCCTTCACACCTAATTCATATTTATGCATTTCGTATCCTCCAAATCAAAGTCAGCGGGCCGGATTGGATACCGGCTCCCGATTAGTGCGATTCGCCACACGCCCGTTTCGGCACTCGGTGAAGTATTTTAACGGCTCTATACCACCACTGGCCGGTGCAGTACCCACTACTGCCAGTTCCTCGGGAACTTGCTGGTCGACTTTAAGCAAGTGCGTGTTTAACCACGCCGCCGCTGACACAGGTTATAAACAGTCACGATTGCCATAGAATAGGGTTTTAGCATTTGCATAACAAAAGCCATCGTCCCTCCACGCGCATGTAAACCGCTCATCCATTCTTTCGCCAAAACTCCATTTAAAGATATCCTCTTGCATTGGATCACTCCCATACATTGTTGGGCACCGCTTACAGGGTGATGAATAAGAGAATTTAGTTTCTTCAATCGTTTCAATCATAGCCAAAACTTCCACTGCAAAACAAAAATCACCGTCATCAAAAATGCTCCACAAATAAACGATACAACACAATGAATCAGATGGTTTTCATAATCTTTTTGGTTCATCTTTTAGTGCAACGTCCTTTCAATCTCAACATTTGGCAATTTCTTCAAAAGCCTTGTGCGCAATGCCTGGTTAATATCCACCTTCTTACGCAAATTGAAAATACGGGGCAGATACTGGATGGCAGATAAATCAATGGGCTGGCCTGTGCTGCGTGTGAATACCAGAGTGGAACGGCTGCCGTACACTTTCATTAGGGTGCGTGTTTTGTTAATAAACACCACTAGATGACCGTCTTTAAGCTTGTCAGTGATGATGCTAGCACCCTGTGCAATTTTGGATAGGCCAACGTGGCTATTGCGCAAGTCAGTGTTGAGAAAAACCCTCAATATTTTCGATGTCATAACGATTCCCAGATTTCAATCAAGTCACTGGCCGTGCCTACAAAGAGGCCTGTTTTCAGTGGTGTTGTTACCTTTTTGCGCCGCTTCACCGCCACAGGGGCACTGGTAGTAGTAAACTTCACATTTCCAAGCTTCTTTTTCCCTGGATAATAAAATGGCCCATTAGCACCAAGCTCATAACAGCCTTCTTTCACAGTATGGGCACCTTTATCCACAAGGGCCTGGATTTTCAGGAATCTCTTTTCACTCTTT